CCACAACCGGCACAGGTACGATTAATTTAGGTGGCGCTCAAACTAATTTTGAAACTTTTGTGGCAGGAATAGGAGATGGTAATACCACTTACTATGCTATTGTTCATAGAAGTTCAGCAGAGTTTGAAGTTGGTTTAGGCACTTTAACAGATGCATCACCAGATACTTTAGCTAGAACTACAATTATTTCTAGTTCTAATAGTGATAGTGCTGTTAATTTTGCATCAGGCACCAAAGATGTTTTCTGTACGTTACCCGCAAGCAAGACTGTGTTTGAAGATGCAAGTGGCCATGT